GCGGGCGTGATGCCTTGCACGGTCATCCGCCCAGGGGACATGGCCGAGCAGATGCTCGACCGCTCGAAGCACCCGGAGTGGAACGGAGAGCGCTGCCGCATGATGTACAAGTTCCCCAAGAACGAGGAGCTTTGGAACAAGTACGCCGACCTCCGCGCTGACGAACTGCGGGAGAGAGGCACGTTCCTCAAGGCGACCGAGTTCTACCGCCAGCACAGGGATGAGATGGACGATGGGGCGGTAGTGGCGTGGAAGGCAAGGTTCAACCACGACGAGATATCCGCCGTCCAGCACGCGATGGACCTGAAGCTCACCGACGAGGCCGCGTTCTGGGCGGAGTACCAGAACGAGCCGCTTGCGGAGGACTTGGGGACGGAGGAGCAGCTGACGCTGGACGGCGTGTCCTCGCGGGTCAACGGACACTCGCGGCGCAGCGTTCCCGTTTCGGCGACGCACCTCACGGCGTTCATTGACGTGCAGAAGACTATGCTCTTCTATTGCATCGCCGCATGGGACGACGACTTCACGGGGCGCGTCATAGACTACGGCGAGTGGCCCGACCAGAACCGCCGCTTCTTCACGCTCTCGGACGCGAACGTGACCTTGCAGATGAAGTTCCCGCGAAACGGACTCGAAGGATGCCTTTCCGAAGGCCTCAAGAAGCTGACGGGCGAGATCCTCGGACGCGAGTATTTCCGCGACGACGGCGCGGCGATGCGGATCGAGCGGTGCCTGGTCGACGCGAACTGGGGGCAGTCCACGGACACCGTGTACCAGTTCTGCCGCGAGTCGGAGTTCGCATCAGTCCTCACTCCGTCTCACGGACGCTACATCGGAGCGTCCTCGAAGCCGATGGGCGAGTACAAGAAGGCGGTCGGCGACAGGGTCGGGATGAACTGGCGGATGCCGAACGTCCGTGGCAAGCGGGCGGTGAGGCACGTCGTGTACGACACCAACTTCTGGAAGTCGTTTGTGGCGACGAGGCTTCTCACTGCGACGGGCGATCGTGGGGCGCTGACGCTCTGGGGACGCTCCGCCGAAGACCACCTGCTCTTCGCCGAACACCTGACGGCAGAGTACAGGGTCAAGACGGAGGGGCGCGGACGCCGCGTGGACGAGTGGAAGATGCGCCCGGACGCACACGACAACCACTGGTGGGACTGCATCGTGGGGTCTGCGGTTGCCGCGTCGATGTCCGGCTGCGTGCTTGCGGGGACGATGACGGACGGAAAACCGCGTGCGGCAGCGAAGCCAAAGGTAAAACTGTCTGAACTGAGGCGCGTGAAAAGTTTTTAGAAAAATCGTGCCGACGCTGCTCATAGTTTCCGTATAAGATAACGGGAAGGAGGGAGCCGCCATGCGATACGGAAGCGTGTGCAGCGGGATTGAGGCCGCTTCGGTCGCATGGCGGCCCCTCAGCTGGCGTTGCGAATTCGTCTCGGAAATCGACGAGTTCGCGTCGGAAGTGCTGAAACACCGTCTGCCGGAGGTGCCGAACCTCGGCGACTTCACGAAGATCAAGGAGGGAGACTATGGAAACGGAATCGACCTCCTTGTCGGAGGGTCGCCCTGTCAGTCGTTTTCAAGCGGCGGAAGCAAGGGCGGAATCGCCGACCCGCGAGGAAACCTCGCGCTTGAGTTTGCGCGGCTGGCTGAACGGACACGCTGCCGCTGGGTGGTGTGGGAGAACGTTCCAGCCGTGCTTACGATTGGAGGCGGACGGGACTTCGCCCAAATCCTCTCGGAGTTCGCAGGATGGGACGTTCAAGTCCCGGACGGCGGATGGGGGAACTCGGGAATTGTCACCAACGCCCCCGGACGCTTCGGCGTTTCGTGGCGAGTGCTGGACGCGAGATATACCAGAGTTCCCTCATTTCCGGGGGCGGTGCCGCAGCGAAGGCGTCGTGTCATCCTTGTCGGACATCGTGGAGACTGGACTCGCGCCGCAGAGGTGCTGCTTGGCGGCGAACTATGCGGAAGCAATACTTGCCCGCGCCGCGAGGCTGGGGTATTCCCTACCGCCTACGCTGGAGCGAGTCCTGAAGCGGAGTGCTTCCCGATAGACATGATGAACATCGAGGGCCGCACGAAGAACCTCAAGACGAAGTGCTACGACGAGGCGGGCGCGGCAATGTACACGCTCCGCTCCAGCCACGTCAACGCGGCATGCACGCCGACGCAGTTCCGAAGGCTTCTGCCAGTCGAGAGCGAAAGACTCATGGGCTTTCCCGACGGCTGGACGGACATTCCGTGGAAAGGCAAGCCGCATGCGCCCGACGGATTCCGCCACAGGGTGTGCGGGAACTCGATGTGCGTCAACGTAATGCGCTGGGTGGGCGAGAGGATCGCCGCCGTGGAAGCGGGAAAGGAGTTTCAGGACTATGGATCAGTCAAAGATCGAGGAGATAATGGAGAATCTCCTCCTCTCGCCCAAGAAGGTGGAGGTTGACGGGCAGGTCGTGGAGAACCACTCGGCGGCCGACCTCATCAAGCTCCTCAACTACTATGCATCGAAGGACGCCCTCAAGGGCAAACGGCTGCCGATTCGCATCACGAAGATGGCGGCGGGGGGAGGTGTGATGTGAAGCTTTGGCCATCGAAGAAGAAGGACGCCCCAATCCGGAAGAGCATTGGCGGACGGTTCGTGAGCTGGATGCGCGCCCGCTTCGACGCCGCGCAGACTACGAAGGACAACGCGAAGCACTGGGGCGCGGCGGACTTCCTGTCCGCAGACGCGGAGGCGGACTCGAACGTCCGCAAGATACTCCGCACCCGAGCCCGCTACGAGGTGCAGAACAACTCCTACGCGCGTGGCATCGTGAAGACGCTCGCCGACGACACAGTCGGCACGGGTCCAAGGCTTCAGATGCTTCTCGACGACGAGGATGTGAACAAGCGAATAGAACACGATTTTCAGGTCTGGGCGAAAAGGACGAGGCTTCCCGCGAAGCTCCGCACCATAAGGATGGCGCGGTGCCAGGACGGCGAGGCGTTTGTCATGCTCGCCCAGAACCCAAGGCTTACAACGAACGTGAGGCTCGACCTGCAGCTCATCGAAGCCGACCGGGTTACGGATGATGATTTGATCAGCGACGAAAAGCGGGTCGACGGCATCACGTTCGACTCTTTCGGGAACCCCGTCTCGTACAGGGTTTTGAAGTTCCATCCCGGCGGGACGGAGAGCTTCAACACGGAGTTCATGACCGTCGGGGCGGAGAACATGATCCACGTGTTCCGCCAGGACAGGCCGGAGCAGCATCGCGGCATCCCGGAGATCACGGCAGCGCTGCCGCTCTTCGCACACCTCCGCCGGTTCACGCTGGCTGTGGTATCCGCTGCGGAGGCTGCCGCCGACTTCGCGGGCATCCTCTACACGGACGCCCCCGCTAACGGCGAGGCCGACAGCGTTGAGGCGATGGACACGATCCAGCTTGAGCGGAACATGCTCCTCACGATGCCGGGCGGCTGGAAGATGTCCCAAGTCGATCCGAAGCAGCCCGTCACGACATACGGCGAGTTCAAGCACGAGATACTGAACGAGATCGCAAGGTGTCTTTCGATGCCCTACAACATCGCTGCGGGGAACTCGTCGGGCTACAACTACGCATCGGGACGCCTCGACCACCAGACGTACTACAAGTCGCTCAAGGTGGACCGGGCGTTCATGGAGGCGGAGATTCTTGACCGCGTGTTCGAGGCGTGGATGCGCGAGTGGTCGCTTGCGACCGCGACGCAGCTGGACGCCTGCGACTGCCGCCACGTGTGGTTCTGGGACGGACAGGAACACGTGGACCCCGCGAAGGAGGCGAACGCGCAGGAGAAACGGCTTCTCAACAAGACCACTACTTTGGCGGCGGAATACGCCCGCCAAGGCAAGGACTGGGAGACCGAGCTTCGGCAGATAGCCAAGGAAAGGACGCTCATGAAGGAACTCGGCATAGACGATGTTCCGAAAAAGAACGAATCTCAAGACGAAAACGAAGGAGAAGAAGATGGGAAAGACGAGTGAATATCTC